TCAGGGCTCCTGCGTGAGCGGTGCGTGAGCGGCCGTGTCGGAGACCCCCGAACGGCGGGCACGGGGCACCACCGACTCGGCCTTCCGCGCGACCTCCTGGTCGACCTGGGGCAGCAGGCTCGTGTACGTGTCACCGGCCAGCTGGATCGTCCCGTGCCGCAGCGTCTCCTTGATGGCGTGCAAGTCCCCGCCGCCCGCGTGGATCAGCGTCGCCGCCACGTGCCGCAAGTCCCGCAGGTTGATCGGAGGCAGGTCCGCCTCCCGGGTCAGCCGGCGGAAGACGTCCGACACCTTCTCCGGGTGCAGCCACGTCCCGTCCTCCTGGACGAACACCTTCCCCGTGTCCGTCCACGGCAGCCGCTTCTCCTCGCACACCGCCCGCTCCAGGGCCTGCCGCTCCCGGTGCTCCCGCAGCGTCTCCACCATCGCCGGGCCCAGGGCGATGACCGCCTGGCTGTCCTCCGTCTTCGGGAGGCTCTCCACCGGCGTCCACCCGTCCTGGATGATCGTCTTCGAGACCCGCAGCGTGCCGTTGACGAGGTCGATGTCCGCCCACGCCTGACCGACCGCCTCACCGCGGCGAAGCCCCCGGAACGCGATCAGGCAGAACAGGGCGTACAGCCGGTCCCGTTCGGCGTGGTCGAGGAACTGGCCCACCTGGACGGGTGTCCACACCATCACACCTGACGGCTTCTCACCCGTGGCCCGCCACCGCTCGACGTGCTCGGCCGTCCACAGCAGCGCCTTCGGCCGCTTCCCCGACGCCAGCTCGACGTGCGAGGCCGGGTTGAAGGTGAGCATCTGGTTCGAGATCGCCGTGTTCAGCGCCGAGCGGAGGGTCGCCCGGATCCGTTGCTGGGTCGCCGCGCCGGTCACCCGCCGGTACGGGGGCATCTCGGCGAGCCTTGCCCGCTCGGCGGCCAGGCGCGCGGTCTCCGACTCCGGCGGCCGGGACTGCTTGCCCCACGTCGCCCGGCGTTCCTGCTCGCGCCGCTCCTCGTTCTCCGCCTCGATGACCTCGTTGTTGTCGTTGATGGCGTCGAACATCTCGACCAGGTGCCCGACGTTCAGCCGGTCCAGCTGGAGGTGCCCGATGCGGGGGCGGAGGTGGACGCGGATGTGGGAGGCGTACCCGGTGAGCGTCGTCTTCCGCCGGCGCTTCGCCTCCAGCCACTCGTCGAGCCAGTCGCCGACGGTGAGGCGGCTGGTGAGGGACTGCCCGGCACGGAAGCGGCGCCGGGTCTGCTCCAGGTCGGGCAGCGGCGCCTTCTTGTCCTTGCTGACGTTCTCCAGGAGGTCCCCGATGCGGACCTGCCCGTCGGCGTCGTCGCCGTCGGGGAGGTCGAGGAGGGCCCGGACCCGGTCGAGGTCTTCCTGCGCCTTCTTCGCGGTGTCGTACCCGGACCGGGAGAACGACCGGCGGGTTCCGTCGCCGCGGGCGGGGAGTTCCTGGCGTACCGCGTAGACCCCGTGCCGGCGCGAGGACAGCTGCGGGCACGTCTTGCCGAGGGCCTTGCCGTCATCGTCCCGGCAGTAGCAACGGCGGTACGTCGAACCCTTCATGGGCTACTCCAGTCACCTCGCTTATGCGCTCTCCTCATCATCCTTGCCTTGCTGTCCTTCCCGGAACTTTTCCGAGAGACCGGCCACTTCCTCTGCGAGCTTCCGAAGTTCGAGAAGGACTTCGCTCGACTCGATTCCACCGTCGCCAACAACGACGACATCGTCGTCCCTGGAGAGGCGCTGCACCATGTCAGCCCTTGCGGAGCGACGTCGACGGTCTGCCGCGATTTCCCTCTCCATCCTGTTCTTCCGAACGACGGGATCCATGGACTCGGCGCGCTCCCAGTCCGCGAGTGCGCCCGGCTCGAACGAGGGATCGAACCCACGCGAGTTGGCTGCCAGGTCCAAGATCAGGGCTTCTACAACTCGTTCGTACTCCTCGACGAGTCTCGTAGAGGCACCAAAGTTCTGGGCCCTGCGACCGAACCGCAGGACGTCTCCGATGCTGCTCCTGATAGGGCGAGGCAGCTCGGCCAGGATGACCGAGCGGGTATAGGGGGAAGGGCGCTCTCTTAGCAAGTCAGTCGGGCTCGCGAGCTCATCCCTGCTAAGCAGCCTGCCGTCGTCAGCCATCTCGAATAGAGGCAAGTCTTGTAGCGGTGCCAACGATGGTTCGCCGCCGTCAAGGACGTGCTGCATGCTGCCCCTTGTCCAGCCCAAGCCGGCCTCGATGAGGGAGAGGGACTGCGGCCAGCGTGCGCGGGGGGTCCGCCCCTCCTCGGCTACCTGGATGCTCTTCTCCGAGACTCCAGCAATCTCCGAGAGGTTCTTCCGGCTGAACCCCTGGGCCTCCCGCGACTCACGGATCTTTTGCCCGAGGCGAGCCCAAGCCTCAGGCCCTCGTTCTACGGCCACAACCACTCCTGTCATCAACTGGCAACGATTACAGCTTAAGACTGTGGCAGCGATCTGGCTCCGTGTCCACCGCTATGTGGCTACGTGACCACACGTTCTGGCTACGTTCTGCACCCGCTCTGGGTACCTTTTGGCTACGAAGCCTGGAATGTTGGCGTCAATGCTTGGCATCAAAGCCAAGCGTGCCGTACTGTCCTGGCATGAAGACCAACGGACTTCTGATCCGCCGTAGGCGGGTCGAGCTGGGGCATGGGATGAACCGCTTCGCGGCCATCGCAGGCATCAGCGGACCCGCTCTCAGCCGCATCGAGAACGGCAAGCGTCAGCCGCGGCCGGAAACCCTAAAGAAGATCACGGACGCTCTGGGGTGTCTCCCCGGCGACGTAATGCCGGAGGAGTCGGAATGACTGCGGCTCTCTCGATCGCCGAGATCCTCGACCTGCCCGCGCTCGTGCCCCTGTGGCCGACCGTCGGGAAAGCACTCGGCCTCGCCGAGTCCACCACCTACCAGCTGGCCGCCGAGAACCGGCTCCCCGGCGACCTGGAGGTCATCCGCCTCGGCCGACGCCGAGTAGTGCGGACCACCGACCTCCACCGATTCCTCGGGCTCCTGCCCGGAAACAGCGAAACGGCCGCGGAGGCAACCGCAGCCGTTTCGAGCGAGCACCCCACCTCACCGGACCTGAAAGCACAGGAAGCGAGCGCTCAGTGAAGATTCTACAGAGCACCGAGAACAAGCGACAGGCGGAACCGGCCATCACCCGGGCCACCGCCACCGTCGCCCAGATCATGAACCTGCCCCTCGACCAGATCCTCACCGGCATGGGCATTCAGGTCGTCGAGTCGGAGATCGCCGACGCCAACTTCTACGGCGGCGTCCACATCGGCAACGGCGGGAAGGTCACCATCTTCACCTCGCCCGGCCGGAACCCGCGCGTCACCGACACCCTCGTCCGCTACCTCATCGCCAAGACCTTCGACCTCGACGTCGCTGACCTCCCCGCCCCGTTCGGCGTCGAGTACACCGACATCACCGAGCAGGCCCGCGACGCCTGGGCCAAGGCGGCCCGCCCGTGACCGAGACCATCACCGTGGCGGCCCAGGGCACCCTGGGCCGCCCGGCCCCGGACTGCCGCATCCCCGGATGCAACGGCCAGTGGCACTACGACGACACCTGCACGGCCGAGCTCGGCGAACTCACCTTCGACGACGGCGCCGCCCTGCCCATCGAGCACGTCGCGATCGTCGGACACCAGCCGTACATCGTCGCCTACGGCTACGCGCACCACTCGATCAACCTGCGCCGCCAGATGACCGAGCCCAGCCAGGTCCGCGACTTCGCCCAGCAGCTCCGCACCCTCGCCGCCCAACTCGACACCGCCGCCGACCACCTCGCAGGAGGCCAGCTGTGACCGACCGCCCCGGCCAGTGGCCGGTCCCGAACCCCGCCGACGTGGACGAGACGGACGAGCAGGGCGAACGACACCTCGCGCTCGTGAAGGCGCGGGCCGCGTTCGCCGTGCCCATGGACAGCATCCGCGCCCACCTCGAAGAGCAGCCCAGTGTCCTCGCCGTCCGCCGGGCCGAACGCCAGTGGAAGGCACAGATCGGTGCCGCCGCCGACCAGGCCGTCGAACGGCTCAAGCGAACCGGGTGACCCACCCCCGGCCGGGGTGCCCCCACACCCCGGCCCCACCGGCCACCCCTCCCAGCTCGCAGAAGAGAGCACGTCCGTGAACGACGGTACGAAGATCCCGAAGAACCACCGAGACGCGGCGCTGGTCTACGCCGCGCTCAACGTCAAGGTCTTCAGGGTCCGCAGCAGCAAGGCGCCCTACGCCAACTGCCCCCGCTGCGACAAGCAGAGCAGCCTGTACGTGAAGCACCGCCCCGACGAGTGCCGGTGCGGGGTGCCCACCTGTCACGGGTTCTGGGCAGCCACCACCGACCCCGCCCTTATCCACAAGTGGTGGACGGAGGAACCCGACGCCAACATCGGCGCCCCCTGCAAGCTCAACGGGTGGGCCGTCCTCGACATCGACCCCCGCAACGGCGGCCACACCTCGCTCGCCGCCCTGGAACAGCGGGTCGGTGTCCTGCCCGGCACCGCCATGCAGATCACCGGAGGCGACGGGCTCCACATCCTGTACCAGGCCCCCGCGTTCGACCTGCCCGGCCAGCCGTTCCCCGGTATCGACTTCAAGCACAACGGGTACATCCTGCTGGCCCCGTCCGTGCACTCTTCCGGCAGCCGCTACCAGTGGCCCGGCGACGGCCGGTATCGCAAGCCGTCCACCCCCTGGCCGGCCACTCTCCTGCCCGCGAAGGAGAGGCGAGCAGTCCCCGCGCCGCGTCCGTCCGCGCGCCGCCACACCTTCCCATCCGTTCGCACTGCCGGACGTCCCGGCGGTGGACGGATGTGGACTGTGGAGGACCTGGTGCAGCACGTCATGGACGGCCGCGAAGGGGACCGGAACAACACCTTCTTCTTCGCCGCGTGCCGCGCGCATGAACTCGCCGAGCAGAACCTCATCAGCCTGAGCGGAGCCGAGACCGCACTCATGCACGCTGCCGCAGCCGTCGGCCTCACCGACTCCGAGGCCCGGAACTCCTTCGACAGCGCGGCCACCCGGCCCAGCGACAGGACGTGGGCCGCGTGACCACTGACCTCGACGCGTCGATGGACGCCTTCTTCGGAGTCGACGAGGAACCGCCGCCCAACGACCCCGGCGACCCCGAGCAGGACGACACCGTGCGGGAGCCCGCCCCCCGCACGTGGGCCGCCCAGGACCTGCGGTCCGTCCTCGACGGCACGTACACCCCGCCGAAGCCGTCCGTCGGGCGGCGCGACGACGGTGTCGGCCTGTTCTACCCGGGCCGCATGAACAGCGTTGCCAGTGAGTCCGAGGCGGGCAAGACATGGTTCGCGCTCATCGCCTGCCTCCAGGAGATCAACGACGGAAACCACGTCCTCTACCTCGACTTCGAGGACGACGCGGGCGGCGTCGTCGGCCGGCTGCTGTGCCTCGGCGCGCACCCGGACACCGTCCTGGAGTTCTTCCACTACGTCCGCCCGGAGAACAGCCCGAGCGACATCGACCTCATCGACCTGGCCGCAGTGCTGGAGACCAGCCCGACGCTGGCCATCGTCGACGGAGTGACCGAGGGCATGAGCCTCTTCGGCCTGGAGCTGAAGGACAACACCGACATCGCCAAGTTCGGGCGGGTCCTGCTCCGCCCGTTGCAGAACGCGGGGGCCGCGGTCGTCACCCTCGACCACGTCGTGAAGTCCGCCGAGAACCGCGGCCGGTACAGCATCGGCGGGGTCCACAAGCTGAACGGGCTCAACGGGGTGATGTACATCCTGGAGAACCGGCGCCCCTTCGGTATCGGCCTCACCGGGAAGTCCACCATCCGTGTCGCGAAGGACCGGCCCGCCCAGATCCGGAAGAACGGCCTGCCGCACTCCAGCGGCATGCACTGGTACGCCGACCTCGTCGTGAAGTCGGAGTCCGCCGAGTTCGCCGAAGCCCACCTGTACGCGCCTCGTGCCCGGGACGAAGACGAGCGCGAGGACGACGAGGACCAGAAACGGATCGCCGGAATCAAGCGCAAGATCCTGGACGCGATCGGCAAGGCCCGCGAACCGCTCACCGGCAAGGGCGTCGAAGATCGCGTCGTCGGCAAGGCCGCCGACATCCGCCGGGCGCTCGCTGACCTGGTCGACAGCGGGCATGTCGACGCTCGCCCTGGCCCCCGGAACGCCACCCTCCACTCGATTCCTACCCCCGCTGCACCCGCTTCCGAAGAAGCCGCCGCCTGACCTCGTCCCCACCTCGTCCCCACCTCGTCCGGACGTGGTCGGTGAGACCTCGTCCCTCGTCCCACATCTTTAAGTGGGACGAGGACGAGGTCACACAACGGGGGCTGGCTCACCAGCCCGGGACGAGGACGAGGTCACCACAACCGAAACAGGAGCCCGCCCAATGCCCGAATCCCCTCAGCCGTCCACTGCCGCAACTGGGATTACGACCGCCGCCCCCGGCTGGACTGTCACCACGACGTCCCCGACATCCGGCGACCCGATCGCCGCGCCGATCGTGGCGTGGATCCTCGTCCCCTGCACCGACGGGCCGCTCGGCGACACCGGCCACGTGCACCCCGTCTTCGTCGCCGACGGCAGCACGTGGACGACACCCGAGTACAACGAGGTCTTCGGCTACGGCGTCGAGATCGTCCCGCCCCCGGCGGTAGAGCCGTGAACGTCGACGACGTGGTGGCGGCGAAGGTCGAGGCCGCCCGCGTCCGTATCCAGGCGGCGAAGCGGCGGAGCGAGGAGCTCGCCGCCGCCCGCAAGCGGGGCCTGGCCGCCCGGCACGCCAACAAGCTCCGGCGCATCGCCGCCCGGCAGGCCACCCAACCCGTCACCACTGATGACGGGTCCACCCCACCGAAGGAGAACACCTGATGGCAGGCGAGACCACGATCACGATCATCGGCAACCTGGTCGATGACCCCGAGCTGCGCTTCACCCCGGCCGGTGCTGCGGTCGCGAAGTTCCGTGTCGCGTCCACCCCCCGAGTCTTCAACCGCACCACCAACGAGTGGGAGGACGGCGAGGGCCTGTTCCTCACCTGCTCGGTGTGGCGGCAGCAGGCAGAGAACGCGGCCGAGACCCTGAAGCGCGGCATGCGGGTCATCGTGCAGGGCCGGCTGAAGCAGCGGTCGTATGAGGACCGGGAGCAGGTGAAGCGCACCGTGTACGAGGTCGACGTCGAGGAGGTCGGCCCGTCGCTGCTGCGCGCCTCGGCCGCGGTCACGAAGAACCCGTCCGGGAACGGCGGCCAGGCGCAGGGCGACGCGTGGGCCGGGGCCAAGCCCGCCGCCCAGCAGCAGGCCCCGCAGCAGGGCGGCGGGTGGGGTGGCAGCCAGCCCGCGGCGGCGGCCCCGGACGAAGTCCCGTTCTGATGCGCGCCTACCTGGAGGTTCCCGCCTCGCACAGCGGGCGCACCGTCTACGTCCTCATGGACGTCGCTGACCACGAGCGGCTTAGGGGGCGCCGGCTGAGCATCGGTAGCCACGGCTACGCCCAGATGTGGAACGGCGTCACCGTCTGCCTGCTGCACCGCTGGCTCATGGATGTCGAGCCCGGCACCGGCTACCGCGTGATCGTCGACCACATCAACCGGAACATCCTCGACTGCCGCCGCGCAAACCTGCGCCTGGTCAGCCCGAGCGAGTCCAACCTCAACCGCACGATTGCCGCCCGCGATCTTCCGGTGGGTGTGCACCGGGTGCGATCTGGCAGGTACTCCGCCCAGCTGAAGCGGCAGCGCCGCACGGCCCACCTCGGCACCTTCGATACGCCCGAAGAGGCAGCGGCCGCCGTCACTGTCGCGCGGGCTGCCGCAGACAAGCCCGCCGCAGCAGCTGCGGCCTGAAGGGAGACGACCATGGACAGCACGACCGCCCTGATCTTGGGCATGGAGGTGGGGGTCGCCGTCGGCCTGGTGGCGCTTGCCACCGGGGCGGAGCTCGGCGAGCGGTCCGCCGCGCGCGAGAGCGGGGCCGCCGCCCGGCAGGCGCTGCGGGAGGCGACGGCGGACGGGTTCTACATGCAGTTCTTGGCCTACCGGCTGGGGCACCGCCGTGCGGTCGACGTGCCGTTGCGGTTCGAGCGGCCGATGTACGCCAGCAGCCGGACGTGGGGGGACGCGTGAACACCGACGGAACAAAAGGGTCCTCGCCAGTGAGTACCCCTGCCCCTGACCAGCAGGATTTCGCCCAGACCGAAACCCTTGAGGGGTACGGACTGGCCCGTACCCCTGTGGACTACGACTCGGAGGGCGTTCAGTTCTCGGCCCGGACCGATGACGGCGACGTGGTGATGTACCTGCCGGAGATCACCTACCTGGACACCCAGCAGTGGTCGGTCGAGATCGGCCTCGCCCCGGGCCGCCTGGTCCAGTTGCGCGACGCCCTCGACAACCACCTGCGTGACACAGGCGGTCCGGCCAGCCGTGGGGATACGCCCACAGTTGGAGCCGACGGAGTGACGGCTGGTCACTCAGTCGTGGGGCAGCAGCCCACAACCTTGGGCCAGCCGCCCACCGTTGCTCAGCAGGCAACGGTTGTGACCGTAACGGTCACGGTTGCCCTGCGGGAGCGGCTGCGCGTGGCGTTGCGTCGCCACATCGACCCGGACGACGACACCATGCCCGCCCTGTGCCGCGACGGGTTCGTGTGGGTCGACACCGACGAAGTCCTCGACGACCTGATCAAGGCGGTGGAGCAGCCGTGAACCTGTGCCTGCTGTGCGACAAGCCCGAGCCGACCGGCAGCATGCTGTGTGTCGGCTGCACGAAGGACACCGAGGTGCGGGTCCAGGCGCTGCCCTCCCTCAACCGGGGCCTGGCCCCGTTCCTCAGGCCCGCCGGCGGCGTCGCCACGGGCCGGTCCGGGAAGGGCGGGCCCGCCCCGCTCCCGGTCAACGAGGAGATCCTCGACCTCCGGGGGCCGGGCGGCATCGTTGGCGCCGCTGAACGGTGGCTGGACGACGTCCGCCGGGACCGTGGCCACACCGTGGCCACACCGTCGGGCGGGGTCGACGCCCGCCTCCAGGCCGCCGTCGACGGGCTGCTCGCGAACATGCCGTGGATCGCCGTGTCGTGGCCGAACGCCGGCTACTTCGCGAAGGACATCTGCGACCTGGTCGACTCGCTCCGCACGATCATCGCCCCCACCCCGGCGGTGTCGCGCGGCCAGCGGATCGGGCACTGCCCGGCCACCGACCCGTCCGGTGTCCTGTGCGGGTCGGTGCTGCGGCTGGCGCCCGGGGAGAAGGCGGTGCGATGCGAGTGGTGCGGCACCGCCTACCCGCCCTACGTGTGGGCGCAGTTGAAGACGTGGATCGACGAGGACACGAAGGCGCGCAATGCCGCTTAGCACTTGCCTAGAACAGTGGTGTCCTATAGAGTCGAAGACGTGCCAGACTCCACATGGCGCGAACGGTTCGAGGTCGAGCAACAGCGACACCGCGACCTACTGAAAGAGATCCGCGCCAGCGCCCGACGGCGAGCACAAGCGCTCGAAGAAGGCGTTGCGGAACTCGGAACGAAGAGCGCCGTGGCGCGAGCCGTCGGCATCGACGTAAGCGCAGTACGAAGATCCATCCGCGAGTACGGGACGACTCCACCGGCCCCGGACTCGACCAACAAGTAAGCCCCCCGGCAACGGCGACTCCACCGCCACGCCGGAGGGCTGATACCCGGGACACCGGACGCGCGCTAACGCGACCGGCTCCTACCGCCCACCTTGATCACGCAAGGAGACGGCTATGGCTCATCGTGCCATGCCCGCGGCCAGCACCGCGATGCTCCCCGCGCAGCAGCTCAACGAGCGCTTCGCCACCCTCTACACCACCTACCTGCCGCGCATCACCGCGCTCGTCGGCAGCCGCATCTTCAACGCCGACGACAAGCACCTCACCGACGACCTCACCGCCGAGGCGTTCACCCGGGTCTGGCTCCACCTCCACAAGTGCGAGGCCACCACCGACGCCCAGACCTACAGCTGGATCGCGACGATCGCCCGCCGCACCGTCGCCGACCACTTCCGGGTCAAGAAGAACACCATGGAGCGGCCCGCCGACCTCGGCGACTGGCAGTACGCCAACCGCCCCATGGACCAGGCCGCCGGCTACTACACCCCCGCCGAGAGCGGCTTCCGCACCGCCGCCACCGGCCAGGACCGCCGCCTCGTCGCCGTCGGCACCATCCGCCGCCACGGCGGCCGCACGACCACCGTGCGAGCCACCGAGGCCGGCGTCACCGGCACCATCACCAGCGCCTGCCCCATCTGCCGCGTGATCTTCGAGGCGTGCACGTGCACCGGCGGTGCCCAGTGACGATCAACGCCTTCGACGCCGCGCTCCACCAGTTCCTCGCCGAACCGTCCCGCGCCCAGCAGATCCTCACCGCCGTCGCCTCCGCCCTCCGCAGCGAGGACCCGTTCGAGCCCCTCACCCTCGACGCGGTCAACGACTACCTGCGCGGCGCCGCCCTCGTCATCACCGACGGCCTGCCCGACGTCGTCGCCGACGAGACCATCCAGCACGCCGCCCGCGCCCTCCCCAGCATCTACGAGCGCGAGACCGCCGACGCCTACGCGCTGCGCCTCCTCCAGATCGCGAGGCACGTCTGATGAGCGACGACCGGCCCATCGTGGCCCCCGAGCCCCGCCGCAACGCGGACGGCACGACCACCATCACCACCCGCGACGCCGGGGACATCCGGGTCGTGTGCCCCGCCTGGTGCTTCGTCGAGCACGGGTACAGCGTGCCGCCGGCGAAGGCGGAGATCACCCACCGCAGCGAACCCGTCTGGGCGCTGGTCGACACCCCCGAGCACGGGCCGACCAGCCTCGTCGAGGTGTCGTTGGTGCAGTGGCCGTACAGCGACCGCGACACGGTGTTCATCGGCGTCGAGACCGACGATGGGTTCTTGGAGGTCGGCCCGACCGGGGCCCGCCGTATCGCCGTCGCCCTCCGGGACCACGCCACCCACCTCGACACCATGGCCGACCAGCTGGTCAACCTCCGGGCAGGTGACGGGCAGTGAAGAAGGACCCGCTCGTCTGGGGCGCCCTCGCCGCCGTCCTGGTCGTCCTCGCCTCGGCCGAGTACGACCTGGCCCGCGCCTGCGGGTTCGGGAAGTACGTCGCCGCCGGCGTCCCGGCCGCCCTCGACATCTACGCGATCCGCGCGCTGCGGGCCAAGCGCGACGTCCTCATCGTCGTCGTGGCCCTGGTCGCGGTGAACGCCGCCAGTCACCTCGTGTCCGCCGGGCTGCTGCCCGTCGACTGGCCGCTCGTCGTCGCCGTGTCCGCCATCGCCCCGCTCGTCCTGTGGCGGGTCCACCGGCTCAGCGAACCGGCGGCCGAGCTGGTCATGGTGACCACCCCGCCGCCCGTCGTGCCGGTCACCCGGCCGGTCCCGGAGGTGGTACCCGCAGGGGTGCGCCCGCTGCCGATCGTCTCCACCAAGGTGACCACCCCCGAGGAGCCCGCCGTACCGGCCGAGCCGCCGACCGTCACCCTCGAACGCCTCACCCCGGCCGCCGTGCAGCCGGTCATCCCGCCGGTCACCGCCGCCGAGTTCCGGCCCATCGCCTGGCCCACCGCCACCCTTCCCGGTGCCACCGTCGCGGTCCGCAAGATGACCGCCGCCGTGCCCGCCGAGGACGGGCGGCAGGTGGTCACCGTCCCGGTCACCATCACCCCCGCTGAACTGCGACGACAGGCCCGGGCGCTGAACCGTGAGGTGGTCAGGGACACCGGCCGCCCGGTGACCATCGAACGGCTCCGTGAGGAGTACGGGCTGTCCCGCCGCAACGCCACCGACCTCCGCCGCGAGATCGTCGGGAACAGCCGGTCATGATCACGTACCACGGGCTCGGCTACTACGGCCTCCTCGCCGCCCTCGCAGCCCTCACCCTCCTGCGCCTGCTGCCCACCGGGTCCCGCGCACACCGCCTCCTCACCCGGGCGCTCCTCACCGCCCTCATCGTCACCGCCGCCATCGTCGGCCTCTCGTACTGAAGGACCACACCGTGAAGACCAGCCTGCTCGCCGCCATCGACACCGCCGCCCACCACACCATCGCCGCACCCACCGCCGTCACCGGCGGCTCCGTCCCCATCAGCGTCCTGCTGATCATCGGCCTCTCCGGCGTCGCCTGGTGGATGTTCAAGCACGGCGACAAGAACAAGAAGCTCCACATCCCGCCCGCCATCGTCTGCATCGGCCTCGGCCTGGCCATGTCCGGCACCCAGATCGGGACCATGGTCAGCCAACTCTTCGCGTCCCTCGCCCAGATGGTCGCCACCTTCGCCAGCAACGCCTGACCATGAACGCCGCCGAGTCCGAGGCCGACACCCTCGAACTGCCGCCCGTCCCCGAGCTCGGGAGCGGGCGGCCCCGGTGGGCAGCCCAACGCATCCACCCCCGGCGCCTCGCCCGCGGCCACCTCACCCAGTGGGCCCGCCTCAAGGCGTGGACCATCGCCACCGGCCACCCCGCACGGGCTCGGACCATCACCGCCAGGGCCGCCGGCCTCGGCTTCGCCGCCCTCATGGCCTGGCGGTCCGCGAACCAGGAACCCCGCCTCCTCGCCGTCGCCGCCGGGGCCTACGCAGTCGCCGCCTGGCGGGCCGGCCGCCCCACCCCGCCCACCGAGGAAGACCTGAAACGGCGCGTCGTGGAAGGCGTCGCCCACCTCATCGGCGACCAGCCGGCCATCTTCCTCACCGACGTCTACACCGCACTCCAGAACCGGCCCGCCGCCCACCACCTCGACGACACACGACTCCGGGCCGTCCTGGTCCACTGCGGCATCACCATCCACCGCAGCGTCCGCGTCAGCCCCACCCAGACCGGGCGCAGCGGCATCAAGCGCACCGACATCGACGCCCTCCTCTCCCCCACCCCGCCCGCACCCCCTTCCGGGGACGTAGACGCAGGTCAGCAGGACGGAGAAGGGGCTGTAGACCCGCCAGAAGGGGCTGTAGAGCAGCCCGTAGACCGCGTCTGACGCCTGCCCGACCCGCCCGCGTGAGAGGGGCGGCGAGGGGAGCCGGACAGCCCGGCACCCACACCGACAGGAGCACCCATGAGCACCGAGCCCAAGACCGTCGCCCAGTACACGGCCATCGGAGGCGCCACCGTCACCATCGCCGAACAGTCCGGGTTCATCGACATCTACATCCCCACCGAGCACGCCGTCAGCTGCAACGGCTGCGGCGCGACCCACCTGGAGGACTGGGGCTTCGACGTGTGGCACGACGAGTTCGGCACCGGCCCGCAGCCGCACTTCGACTCCACCGGCGAGCACTCCCTGCCGGCCGCCCGCGCCTGGGCGCAGGAGCACGCCGACACCTGCCGGGCCCTGCCCACCGCCTAGCACCCGGGGGCGGCCGACTCACTGCCAGGCGACCGGCCGCCCCGGGCCCCCATCCCTCACGAGACAGGACCACGATCATGGCACCGCCCAAGACGACGAGCACCGGGCTGAAACACAAGACGATGAGCATCAGCGAGCTGCAGACGCGCAACGAACAGTCCCAGGCCGCCCGCCAGGCTGAGAAGGCCGCCAAGCAGAAGTAGGCGACCGGCGTAGCTACACCCGGGCCCCGGCCGTCACCACGACGGCCGGGGCCCACACGCGCCACAATGGGACCTGTGAGCAGACTCGTTGACACCGCCGCCGCCCAACTCGGCATGAACATCAAGCCCGCCACCATGCGCAAGTGGCTCCAGCGCGGCAAGCTGACCCGGCACGGCCACGACTACTACGGGCGGGCCATCGTCGACCTCGACGAAATCGAGGAGATCCTCGCCGCCAAACAGGCTGCTTGAAAGCGCAAACACGAAGTGTCACACTGAGTCCGCACACGCATGCCCACAAGCCCCCGCAGCGGCCCCACGGCCCCGGGGGCTTCGCCGTACCCCGTTTCTAGGAGTCGGTCTCCCGGGCCGCCTCTACCGCGCTATGCATAGCCCCAGGCCCGTAGCTGCGGATCTCGGTGTCACCATCAAACAGCACCTCGAAATACCAGATCGGCTTCCCCCGATCACGCCCCCAGGTGCGGTTCTTGATGACGCCGCCTCGGACCTCGCGAGACGGACTTTGGTTATCCGGCATCCGCACCCTCAGGCCGGGCCGCCACTCATCGCCCCATCGTTTCTCCATCACGCGATCAGATCACGGAACTTGCCCCGCGGGCAGCGGTTGTGTCCGATGATGTCTCCCTCATCACGCAACGTCCTGGGGGGACCATGCGCACCCGCACCACCACCGCCGCACTCATCGCGGCCGGCCTGCTCGCCCTCACCGCCTGCGGCACCACACCCGAACCGGACACGAAGGCCGCCGGGCCCGAACCCTCCGCCGAAGTCACCGAGACCCCAACGGCCGAGCCCACGCCCGAAACCCCGGTCACCCTCGACATGGGCAGCGCCTGGGAGTTCGAGAGCACAACCGACGACATCGAAGGCGCAGTCACCGTCCTCGGCTACAAGCAAGGCGTCAAGTCCGTCGGATCCGCGGCCGAGGAGTCCGGAACACCCGGCTACGAGTGGGCCTACGTCGACATGAAGACGTGCAGCATCCGCGGCACCTTCAGCGCCACCACCGAACCGTGGACCCTCGCCTACGAGGACGGCTCCCGCGTCGAGCCGTCCAGCACCACCTACGACGACTTCCCCAAGCCCGAGTTCCCCTTCGAGACCACCCTCACCGACGGCAAGTGCGTCCGAGGCAAGCTCGTCTTCCCGGTCCCCGGAGACCAGCGGCCCACCGTCGTGGTCTACGCCCCGGCCGGCCTTGACGTGCCGAAGGAATGGGCCGTCCCCGCCACGTAGCAGGAGGTGAGCGCCCGTGGCCGGTAACCCGCGCAACGGGCGCCCCTACCGCCGCCTCGTCGCCGCCGTGAAAGCCCAGGGCGACCCGTGCGCCCGCTGCGGCCACAACATCGACCCCACCCTCGACGCCCGGCACCCGCTGTCCTTCACCCTCGACCACGTGGTGCCCCTCTCGCGCGGCGGCGACCTCCTCGATCCGACCAACGCCCGGGCCATGCACCGCCGCTGCAACAGCGCGAGAGGGAACAGGATGGGCCCGCAGCCCCTCAAGACCACACGGAGATGGTGACACGATGAGCGGCATGGACGACCTCGTGCAGTTCCTCCGCGACCGCCTCGCCGAAGACGAGCAGGCCGCGCGCCGGGCAGGCAGCAGCTTCAGGCAGATCGGTGAGACCGGCGTCATCGTCGCCACCGACGGCGACCGCGCAGAAGAGTGCGCCTCCGCCAACTGGTCCGGCATCGCTGAGCACATCGTTCGCCACGACCCGGCCCGCGTCCTCCGCGAGGTCGAAGCCAAGCGGCGGCTGCTCACCGACTACGTGGAAAACGCTGCCGACCTCGATACGCAGCACGCCCCCGACATGGATTACGTAGGGCGAGCAGACGGGCTGGAGACGGCACTCCAGCACCTCGCCACCGCCTACGCCGACCACCCCGACTACCGGGACAACTGGCGACCCTGACGCTGGAGGTGACACCGTGCTGTACGTCGTCACCGGCCCGCCCGGGGCAGGCAAGTCCACCTGGATCCAGGGCCACGCCAAGGCCCGCGACATCGTCATCGACATGGACCTCATGGCCCTCGCCATGGCCGGACCCGGCGCCGACCACCACGACCACCCCGAGGTCCTCCTCAAGGTCGTGCACCGCGCCCGCTTCGCCGCGATCCGCGAAGCCTGCCAGCACCTCGACACCACCGACGTCTACCTCATCCAGACCCTCCCCTCCGCCCGGCAGCGCGCCGAGTACAAGCGGCTCAAGGCGCGCATCATCGTGGTCGACCCGGGGCGGGACATCGTCATGCAGCGCATCGAGGACATGCGCCAGCCCGGGATGAAGGCCGTCGCAACCAAGTGGTACCGAGCCCACCGAGGCCAGTCACGCACAGCAATGCCCCAGGCCACCCGACGGTGGTGACACGGGGTCACCACAGGTGAGTAGCAGGGCGTGACCACCCCCGCCGGCCCCCGCCGAGGCCGGTCACCGAGGGCCCACCCATGATCCATCCGGCCCGGGACGGCCGTTCTTTGAGGTCAGGGGCGGGCGACCCAAAAGCCCTTGTCGCCCGGTTTTTTGCGCGGCCGATTCCAAAGAAGATCTTGACCCCGTTTCAAGATCTAACCCAATTAGCGGCCGTCACCCTGCGTGACATGACTCTGTGTAATGGGGGTCGGTCATGATCGCTGACGAAGTTCGAGAAGAGCTTGACAACCTGGGCGTGACCAGCATCTCTCCCGGCATGTCGGCCGTCGCGATTCGACTGGCCGAGGCGCTCGACGCTCTCGATTCTGGTGACGCTCCGACGTCACAGGCGGTCGTCGCGGACAAGCTCGCCACGATCATGGCCCGGCTGCGCGTGCTCGCACCCGTCAAGGGAGAGGGGGACGGGGTCGATGACATCACTCGCCAGCGAGAGAAGCGCCGTGCAGAAGCCCGAGCCCGAGCAGCAGGCGGCGCCTGACGGGCCCGTCTACGGCGAGCAGCGCCCCCGACTACTCACCGTGCCCGGCATCGCGCTGTCCTCGGCCGGTCAGGAAGCCGTCGACCTGGCGGAGCGAGCCGGACTCCACCTCGACGCCTGGCAGCGGTTCGTTCTCGACCAGGGGATGGGCGAGCGAGCGGACGGCAACTGGGCTGCTTCCGAGGTCTGCGTGAACGTGCCGAGGCAGAACGGCAAGGGCGCCGTCATCGAGGCCCGTGTTCTGTGGGGCCTGTTCATCGGCGGTGAGAAGCAGATCCTGCTGTCCGCCCACGAGTTCAAGACGACGCACAACACGATGAAGCGCATTGAGCGTCTCATCGAGGGATGCTCTGACCTGCGGAAACGTGTCAAGCAGTTCCATAAGACGGTCGGGCGCGAGGGCATCGAGCTGCACGACGGACGCGAGCTGAAGTACATCGCCCGCTCCCGTGGCTCCGGCCGTGGCTTCACCGCCGACTGTGTGATCTTCGACGAGTGCATGATCCTCGGTGACGACGCGATGTCCGCGCTCGCGCCCACCTCCGACGCCGTCGAGAACAGCCAGCTCTGGTACCTGGGAAGCGCCGGCATTGGCCACCTCTCCCAGCAGATGGCCCGGCTACGGAAGCGCTGTGTCACCTCCCTGGAGAAGGGCGTGCCCGACCCGGTGCTCGCCTATATGGAGTGGTCGATCAACCAGCACCGCGACGAGTGCATGCCGGGCTGCACGGAGCACGACGACATCGACTCGGTGCAGTCACTGCTCCGGGCGAACCCAGGCGTCGGCTACCGGCTCCAGGTCGAGAAGAGCATGCAGCGGCGACTGACGATGGGTGACCACCTGTACGCCCGTGAGCGCCTCGGTGTCGGCGAGTACCCGTCCGATGAGGCCGACACGTGGCAGGTCATCGGAGAGGACGCCTGGCGCTCCCTCGCGGCCGCAGAGTCGGCCCCGGAGGGCGAGGTCGTGTTCGCGATCGACGCGACCCCCGAGCAGGACCACGCGGCCATCGCGGTGGCCGGGCGGTGGCGCGGTGGCACGCATATCGAGATCGCCCACCACCAGCCGGGGATGGGCTGGGTGGTGGCGAAGGCGAAGCGGATGCAGGAGGAGCACAAGCCGCGCTGCTGGGTCGTCGACGCGGGGGGTCCGGCGGGGTCGCTGATCCAGGAGCTGGAGGAGGAGCTGGGCATCAAGGTCGTGTCGCCGAAGATGCGCGAGGTCGCCCAGGCGGCCGGCCAGTTCTTCACTGCGGTCGCCGACCAGTCCATCTCCCATATCGACCAGCCGCTCCTTGCGACGGCGCTGGCGGGCGCGCAGAAGCGTCCGCTGGGTGATGCGTGGGCGTGGGCGCGGCGCGGCGGCGGCGTCGACATCAGCCCGCTGGTGGCGGCGACGCACGCGAAGTGGGGCCTCGGCGTCGAGGTCGAGGACGACGTCGACCCGCTGGACAACATCTTCTGAGAGGGGGCCGTGATGGCGAAGGCACAGATGGTCGGCTCCCTGGCCGCGGCGGCAGGGTGGTGCCTTGCCCGGCTGCCCGGTGCGGCGGGCGCCGTGCTGGTGTCTGCGGGCGCGTGGATGGTGTACGCCCCGGCGGGCCTGGCGGCGGCCGGCGGGTTCTGCCTGGCGGCCGACTGGAGGCGTACCCGATGAGCCTGTTCTTCCGCGGCCGTGAGCGGCGGGCGGCGTTCTCCGAGCCGGAGATCCCGCGCCCCTCCGCGCTGGGCCGCTCGTTCGCCCGGGTCGACCTGTCGCGCAGCGAAGCGTCGTTGCAGAAGGTCGCGGTGTGGTCGGCCACCGACCTGATCGCGAGCCTGGTCTCGACCCTGCCGCTGGACGTGTTCCAGGGACAGGGCAAGGCCCGCCGGGAGGTCGAACCGCCGAAGGTTCTCACCGACCCGGGCGGGGACGGGTACGGGCGGGGTGACTGGCTGTACTCGTACATGATGTCGCTGCTGCTGCGCGGTAACGGGAACGGGAGGGTCGGCGACCGCGACCGGATCGGGAACCCCACCCTGATCGTGCTGTACCACCCGGACGAGGTGATCGGGTGGCGGGACGAGAAGACCGGACTGCCGGAGTGGCTGGTCGCCGGGCAGAAGGTTCCGGCGGACGAGATGTGGCACCAGCGCGCGTACCCGGCGCCCGGCCGGCTGATGGGGCTGTCCCCGGTCGAGCACCACGCCGGGACGATCGGCCTCGGTATCGCCGCGTCCCGCTTCGGGATGCAGTGGTTCGCGGACGGGGCGCACCCCTCGGGGATGCTGACCAACGATCAGGGCCTGGACCCGAAGCAGGCGGCGACCGCGAAGCAGCGGTTCCTGGCGGCTCTCACCGGGAGCCGTGAGCCGCTGGTGCTGGGCAAGGGCTGGAAGTACCAGCAGATCCAGGTGTCGGCGAACGAGTCGCAGTTCCTGGAGACGCAGCGGTACACCGCGGCGGAGTGCGCCCGCATCTACGGGCCGGGCATGCCGGAGATCCTCGGCTACGACACCGGGGGGTCGATGACCTACGCCAACGTGGAGCAGCGGTCCCTGGACCTGCTGACGTACAGCATCGACCGGTGGCTGGTGCGCGGCGAGAACATGTTCACCTCCCTGCTGCCGCCCGGCCAGTACGCGAAGTTCAACCGGGCGGCGCTGTCCCGCACGGACCTGCTGACCCGGGTGCGGGCCCACGCGATCGCGTTGCAGAACAGGTGGCGGGTCGTGAACGAGGTCCGCGACCTGGAGGACCTGACCCCGGTGGACTGGGGCGACAAGCCGACCGAGGTCGCGGCGCCGAAGGTGCGGATCGATGACTAGCGAAGGGGGCGCGATGAGCGTCAAGAGCGACCGGGCGAACACGTCCGGCACGGTCCGCCGTGCGTTCCCGGTGCAGCTGGAGGTCCGCGCGAAGGCGGGGGCTGCCGCGGTGTCCACGGTGCAGGGGTACGCCTCGGTGACCGAGGAGCCGTTCGAGATGTGGGACTGGCTGGGGATGTACCACGAGGTCGTCCGGCAGGGCGCGTTCGGCAAGACGCTGGGCGAGAACCCGCAGGTGCAGCTGCTGCTGAACCATGGGGGCCTGGCGATGGCGTACACGAAGGCCGGGACGCTGCGCCTGTCGGAGGACTCCACCGGCCTGCACATGGAGGCGGACGTCTCCACGAAGCGCCACGACGTCAGCGACATGCTGGCGGCCCTGGACGACGGCAGCGTCGATGAGATGTCGTTCGCGTTCCGGGTGACCCGGCAACTGTGGTCCCCCGACTACGACCAGCGCGACATCATCGAGGTAGACCTGCACCGCGGTGACGTGTCCGTCGTGAACTTCGGGGCGAACCCCGCAACGTCGGTCGGCGCGGTGCGCGCGGCCGACTTCGACCAGATGGACGAGGCGGACGCGCGGGCGCTGTACGAGCGCCTCCAGCGCCGCCTGGAGCCCGCCCCCGCGGCGGCAGCTCACCCGCTGGACCTGTACCGGATGCAGGCGGAGGCGCTGGCGCTGTGACTCGCGCCCAGACCTGCGTCTTCTGGATGGCCGGGGGCGCCGCGATCTACGCGGCCACCCTGCTGTTCCAGCATCTCGGCTGGTACTGACCAGCCACCCGCCTGCCCAACCTGCCGCGCCGGAGCCCACGCCGGAGCGGTCCTCGGCATGCCCGCGGACCGTCACCACCTGGGCCACCACCCGAACAGAGACCCGCAGGCGCGACCCCATCATCACCAACCTGAAGGGAGCGAGCCATGCTCGCCTACCTGCGTAAGCAGCTGACGGCCGCGCTCGAAGCCCGGGCCGCGCTGAAGACCGAACTGGACGCCGTCCTCACCGCCCCGACGGCGGAGAACCGCAACCCGAACGAGGCCGAGGCCAAGCAGTTCGCGGAGAAGCGCGACGCGGTCAAGGCCAAGGACCTGGAGATCGAGGAACTGTCCGCCCGCATCAAGGACCTGGAGGAGGACGAGAGGCGGGAGCAGCGCGCCGCCGAGATCCTCGCCGAGCACGGCCAGGCCGGCGAGCGCCGCGAGCGCGTCACGGTCACCTCCGAGCCCGAGACCTACCGCAAGGGCGGACAGCAGTCCTACTTCCGCGACCTGTACCGGGCGACGGAGAAGGGCGACCGTGCGGCGGCCGAGCGGCTCCAGCGCAACGACCGCGAAGTCATGGAGAAGCGGGCCGTCACCACGACCGACGGCAGCATGGGCGAGTTCGTGCCCCCGCTGTGGATGGTCAACGACTACGTGGCCCTCGCCCGTGCGGGCCGGGTCGCGGCCGACCGGCTGCGGTCCCAGCCGCTGCCGGCGGGCACCGACTCCATCAGCCTGCCCAAGATCGCCTCCGGCACGGCGGTCGCCGAGCAGACCTCGCAGAACACCTCGGTGCAGAACACCGACGCCACCCTGACGAGCGTCACCGCGTCCGTCGCGACGATCGCCGGTCAGCAGACCGTTCCGCAGCAGCTGCTCGACCAGTCCCCGATCAACGTCGACAGCATCCTGCTCGCGGACCTGGCGGCCGACTACGCGGTCAAGCTCGACACGTTCGTCCTGACGAACAACGTGGCGAACAAGCGGGGCCTGCTGTCGGTGTCCGGCGTCAACGCCGTCACCTACACCGACGCCACCCCCACCACCGCCGAGCTGTACCCGAAGGTCGCCGACGGCATCCAGCTCATCCACACGAACCGGCTGATGCCCGCGGACACGATCCTGATGCACCCGCGCCGGTGGGCGTGGTTCACCGCCCAGGTCGACACCCAGGGCCGGCCGCTGGTGGTGCCGGTGGCGAACATGCCGCAGAACGCGCTGGCCGCGATGGAGGGCGTGAACTCCGAGGGGTTCGTCGGCACGCTCCAGGGTCTGCCGGTGTACGTCGACCCGAACATCCCGACCGGGCTGGGGGCGGGCACCAACGAGGACCGGATCATCATCCTGCGCGCGGACGACGTGATCCTCTTCGAGGGCTCCCCGCGCGCCGAGGTGTTCCGGGAGACGAAGGCCGACCAGCTGTCGGTGCTGCTGCGGTTCTTCAACTACGCGGCGATCCACTCCGAGCGGTACCCGAAGGCGATCTCCGTCCTCGCCGGTACCGGCCTCATCGCCCCGACGTTCTGATCCCCCTGGCCGCCGGGCATTCCCTGCCCGGCGGCCCCTTCGTGGAAGGAGCAGCCGTGGCTGCACGCAAGAGCACACCGCCCGCGCCCCTGGAGCCGGACGTCGTGGACGAGGACCTGGCCGACGCCGGGGAGGAGCCGCAGGCGCCCACCGCGGTGGAGGCCGCCTACATCGAGGCGCTCCACCGGGAGCGGGAGGGCTACACCCGCTACGACCGCAAGGACCGGGTGACCGCCGTCGAGGCCGAGCTGAGGCGGCTCGGCGCGCCGCTGGAGCGCGCGGTCACCCGCCCGCCCGAGACCGCCTAGGAGGTGCCCCGGTGGCGCTCCTCACCCTGGCCGAGGCCAAGGCCCAGCTCGACTACGACAGCGACGCCAACGACGCGGAGATCCAGGCATACATCGACGCGCTGACACCGGTCATCGAGCTGCACACGGGCCCGGTCGAGAACCGGACGGTGACCGAGACGGTGAACGGCCGGGGCCCGCTACTGGCGCTGACGAAGGTGCCGGTCGTCTCGCTCACCTCGCTCACCCCCCGGCTGTCGTCCGGCCTGGCCGTCGACGTCTCCGAGATGGTCCTCGACCCGGACGCCGGCGTCGTCCGCCGCCTGGACGGAGCATCGTGGTCCGGCGGCCCCTGGACGGCGGTGTACGTGGCCGGGCGGGGCGAGGTGCCGCCGACCATCAACCTCGCCGCCAGAATCCTGCTGCAACACCTGTGGCGCACCCAGTACGGGGCGGCCCGGGGTGGCGGCGGGGCCGACGACTACTCGGTGACCGAGCCGATCCCGGGCTACGGGTACGCCATCCCGAACCGGGTGCTGCACCTGCTGGAGCCCTTCAAGGCCCCGCCCGGGTTCGCGTGATGGCGACGTCTGCGGTACCCGCCGCGATCACCGCGCTGCTCACCATCCTGCGCGCGGCCCCCGGCCTGGCCGGGGTGGCGGTGGTGGACGGGCCGCCCGGGGTGAACCTGACCGAGCGCCGCCGGATCTACGTCGGCTACTCGCCGGGCTCCGACCAGGCGGCCGAGATCCAGCAGTCGTTCGCCGGGGCGGGCGCCCGGCAGCGCGACGAGGACGCCGCGATCTCCTGCTACGCCGAGGCGCGCGGCGGCGACAAGGACATGGGGCTGCGCCGCGCCCAGGTCTTCGGTCTGCTGGCCGAGGTCGAGAACGCGCTGCGCGGCACCGACACCGCCCCCGAGGCTCCGACCTTGAACGGGGCGGTGCTCTGGGCGGAGGTCACCGCCGGGTCCCTCATCCAGGCGCAGGACAACGGAACGCTGGCGGGCCTCGCGATCACCGTGGCGTACCACGCCCGCATCTGATCATCACCAACCAGGAGGACTGCCATGGCGCGAGTGCGCTACATCGGCGCCGAGCCGGTCACCGTGCCGGAACTCGGCAGCAGGACGGTTCAGCCCGACGAGATCGTCGAGGTGCCCGATGCCCGGTTCGACGGGTACGTGTGCCAGACCGCGGCGTGGGAGGGCATCGAGGAGCCGCAGGACGAGACGGCCCCGGCCCCGCTGAAGAAGACCACCGCGGTCAAGGCCGCGCCCAGCTCGAAGGAGATGCGCTGATGGCGATCGGGTCCGGGCTCGGCGCCCAGCTCGGCATCGCGGCCGAGACCACCTACGGCACGTTCGTGGCTCCGTCGCGGTTCGTGGAGTTCACGAAGGAATCGCTGGTCCTGAAGAAGACCACGGCCCAGTCCGCTGGCATCGCGGCGGGCCGCCTGCTGGCCCTCGACAAGCGGCGCGTGCTGACCCGCCGTGAGGCGTCGGGCAGCATCGACATGGAGATCGTCAACAAGGGCATGGGCCTGCTGATCCAGGCCCTCATGGGGACCACGGTCACCCCGGTCCAGCAGGGCGCCGGGCCCGCGTACCTCCAGACCCACACCCTCGCGGACACGGCGGGCAAGTCGCTGACGATCCAGAAGGGCATCCCCCTGACCACGGGGGTGGTGACGAAGAAGAACGTCCTCGGCTGCAAGATCACTTCGGCCGAGTTCTCCTGCGAGGTCGGCGGGTTGCTGACCGGGGCGTTCGAGTTCGACGGGCGCGACGTCGAGGAGTCGTCCGCGCTCGCGGCCGCGAGCTACCCGACCCTGACCCCGTTCCACTTCCAGCAGATGGGCATCAAGACCGGGGCCTTCGGCACGGAGACCGCACGCACCGGCATCCGCAAGGTGTCCTGCAAGATCGAGCGCCCGCAGGAAGTCGAGCGGTTCTACGCCGGGGCGGCCGGGCTGAAGGCCGAGCCGATCTCCAACGACCAGGTCAAGATCTCGGGCACGCTGGAGGCGGACTACGTCGACACCACCCTCGACGACCTGCACACCACCGACGGATCGACCTCCCTCGTGTGGGAGTTCGTCGGCCCGCTGATCGCCGCGACGTTCTACGAGACGTTCCGGATCACGCTGCCCGCGATCCGCCTGGACGAGGGGCCGCCGGTCGTCGACGGGTTCGGCGTCGTGAAGCCGTCCTTCAACTACGTGGGGCTGTACGACGGGACGAACCAGCCGAAGATCGAGATCATCAGCACCGACGTCACGCTGTAGGAGGTGGCCGGTGGCTCTTACCTCCGTACAGATCACGGGCACCGGCCAGCTGCTCGCCCTGTCGCGGCAGCTGCGCGCGGTGTCCGGCCCTCCGGTGCAGCGGAACTTCAGCCGGCGTATTCGGCGGGCTGCTGAGCCGCTGCACCGGGACATGCAGGACACCATCCGCACCCTGCCGCTGGCCGCGGACGGGCGACGGGCGGGGAGCCGCGGCGGCCCGTCCCCGACGTCCCGCCCCTTCCGGGCGGCCTTGGCCGACGCGGTCCGGATCAGCGTCCGTGCGAGCAGCAGCCCCGGCGCCCGGGTGTTCGTCGACAAGGGCCGCCTGCCCCGGGACATCTCCGCCGGGGTGCTCTACCAGCTCAACGACGGCCGGCTCCGGCACCCGGTGTTCGGCAACCGGTCCCGGTGGACCAACCAGCGCACCGCGCCCATGTGGTGGGAGCGCACCGTCCGCGAGCACACCCCCCGCATGCAAGCCGAGGTCGCGCGCGTCCTGGACGACGTGGCCCGCCAACTCACCTAGGAGCACCGTTGATCATCCTGCACACCCCTGAGGGCGGCGAGCCCGAGCGTCTCGACGCGGGCCGCCTGCGCGCGAGCGAGATCCAGATCGCCGAGCGAACGGCGGACCGCCCGTGGGACTCGCTGAAGGCGGGGCTGCTCGACGGCGACGTCACGGCGGTGCGGACCCTGGCCTGGGTCATCAAGAAGCGCACGGACCCCTCGCTGCGGTTCGGCGCCTTCGACCCGTTCGAGGACGAGCTGGCCGTCCGGCTCGACTCCCGCGAGACCCACCGGTACGCGGAGGAGATGTTCGAGCGGTACGGGCACGACCCGGAGGAGTTGGCCGGCGCGTGGGCCGAGCTGCGCCAGGCGGCCGATGACCCGGCCGTTGCGGAGGTCGCGATCAAGGAGCAGACGGATGGCCCAAAAGCCGGCGCCGCGCCGAGTGGTTCGGTGACCTCCGAGACGGATACCTCGGCCTCCTCGCCTTCCACTTCGGCTACACCCCCGACGACGTCGACCGGCTGACGGTCGACGACTTCCACCTGCTCACCGGCTGGATCGACCGGCACCAGGCCGCGCTCGCGGCGCAGACCACCGGAGGTGAGTGATGGCGGAACGGCGTCTGAACTTCGTGCTGGACGGCCGGGACGCGCTCAGCCGCGTCCTGGACCGGATTGGGGACAACGCCAACCGGCTGCACCGCCGGGTGTCCTCGGCGAACACGAACATGCAGGGGTCGTTCAACCGGCTCACCCAGTCCGCGACCCGCGACGGCAACGCCCTGACCGGGGCGTTCCAGCGCAACGGAGCGGCCGTCAACCGGTACACCACCGACGCCAACGGGCGGCTGCACGACCTCCGCGGTCGGTTCGTCTCCACGTCGGCGGCGACGCGCGGCCTGACCGGGGACCTGGGCCGCCTGGCCCCGTCGCTGGGCGACGCGTCGGGCGGGGCCGAGGACCTCGCGACGTCCGGGGGCAAGCTCGGCCCCATCATGATCGGTGTCGGTGCGACGCTCGGCCTGTCGCTGCTGCCCGCCCTGGGCGCGGTGGCACCGATGGCGGCCGGGGCCGGGCTCGCCCTGGGCACGCTGAAGCTGGGGTTCTCCGGGGTCGGCGAGGCGGCGGCCCTGGCCGGGGAGGACAAGAAGGAGTACGCCAAGGCCCTGAAGAAGCTGTCCCCCGAGGCCCGCTCGTTCACCAAGGAACTCGTCTCGGTCAAGGACCAGTTCGGCGACTTCGGGAAGAAGATCCAGGCGGCGATGCTGCCCGGGTTCACGAAGGCGCTGAAGGAAGCGAAGCCGGTCGTCGACATCCTCGGCAAGGGCATGCCCGGCATGGGCAAGGGCTTCAGCGACGCGGCCGCCGGCGCGGGCCGACTGTTCCGCTCCGGCGGTTTCCAGAAGGACCTGAAGAACAACCTCGACCTGGGCCGCAGCTTCGTCCGTGAGATGACCGGCGGGGTCGGTGCGCTCGGCCGGAGCCTCCTCGACTTCGGGGCGAAGTCCGGGCCGACCCTCCGCTCGTTCTCGACCGGCCTGTCTGGGCTGCTCGGCAAGGGCGGCGGCGGGCTGGCCGGCATGTTCAAGGGGCTGGAGCCCGGGATCGAGGGCAGCTCGAAGCTGCTCGACGGGCTGTTCGGTGCGGTCAACCGGATCCTGCCCGCGCTCGGCCGGCTCGGAGGGATGACCGCGAAGGCGTTCGGCCCGCTGCTGGGTGAGCTGCTGACGGTCAACAGCATGGTCGTCTCGTCCCTGATGGACGGGGTCGGGCTGGCCGTCAAGTGGCTGTCGCCGCTGTTCAAGGACTTGTCGTTCGGTGTGAAGTCCGTGACGTCCGTCCTGTCGATCCTCGCCCCCACGATGCGGGAGACCGCGTCTGCGATCTTCGGCAGCTTCATGCCGTCGTTCGCCGAGGTCGACAAGGCGCGCGGCCCACTGCAGCGTCTGCTGGAGACGGTGCGGGAGAACCGGCAGGGGATCCAGGAGTTCGGCCGCCAGGCCGGGAACGCGATGATCACCGTCGCTGGGTCCATCATCGAGAACCTGCCGGGCGCCCTGGCCGTGTTCCGCATGGTGACGGGCAGCATGGTCACCGCGATGGGCGGTGTGCTGCACGGGGCGGCGAAGGCCTTCGGGTGGATCCCCGGGATCGGCGACAAGCTGAAGTCCGCCGACCGCACGTTCGCCAAGTTCAAGGACTCGTACATCAGCGGCCTCCAGTCGGCCGAGGCGAAGACCCGCGCGTTCGCGGCCGGGGCCCTGCCAAAGCTGGAGCAGGGCAAGCTGAAGATGAACATCAGCAACTGGACGTCGCAGATCGAGACGGCCAAGGGGAAGCTGAAGACGGTGCCGCCGGAACGGCGGGCGGCACTGCGCGCGGAGATCGGCGACCTCCAGCGGAAGGTAGCGTCCGCGCGGGCATCCCTGGCCAGCCTCCAGAACAAGGTCATCACGATCACCACCCGGCACGTTTCGGTGTCGACCGGAGAGGCGACTCGGAAGGACCTGCGGGCAGGGCACTACGCCGGGGGTGGCCCGATCGACGGGCCGGGCACCAGCACGTCGGACAGCGTCCCGATCTGGGCCAGCCGTGGCGAGTTCATGATGCAGGCCAAGTCTGTGGACAAGTACGAGGTGTCCTTCATGCGTGCGGTCAACGACGGCACGCTGAACCTGCGCAGCGCGTCCGCCGGTGTATCCAGCGGCGGGTTGGCTGGCGCGGGCGCCGAGGCGGGCCGCGGTCTGTCGGCGGGCCTGCGTGGTGCGGCGGACGGGGTTGATGCGGCGGCGCGGGTGATGGCGGCGGCGGTGACGGCCGGGGTCCGGGCGGAGCTGGAGATCGCCAGCCCGAGCAAGAAGATGAAGGCCCTGATGAAGGACGTCGGGAAGGGTCTGATCCTCGGGCTGACCGGCGAGAAGTCGAAGATCTCCGCGACGGCGAAGGATCTGGTCAAGGACATCTGGGCGGCGTGGGCCGGGGTCAAGACGACCAAGGACTCCAAGCTTGTCGCCCGGGTCACGAAGGACACGAAGAAGCTCCAGGCCCTGGCTACCGCGCGGGACAAGATCGCCGCCCGGATCAAGGCGGCGAACGAGTACCGGGCCACCCTCAAGAGCAACGCGCAGCAGGCGGCCGGGCTGTCGTCGCTCGGCCTCCAGGACGAGGAGGTGTCCGCCTCCAGCATCCAGTCCGGGCTGTCGCAGAAGCTGGTGAAGATCCAGCAGTTCACCCGGTACATCACCAGCCTCGCGAAGAAGGGGCTGAACAAGGGACTGCTGCGGCAGGCCCTCGACCTGGGCCCCGACGCGGGGTACGCCTACGCCTCAGCCCTGGCAGGGATGAGCACGTCTGCGCTGAAGGGCATCAACGCCACTCAGGCGAAGCTCGACGCCGCGGCGAACAGTTTGTCCACGCTCGGCGCTGACCTGATGTACGACAACGGGAAGAACGCGGCGAAGGGGTACCTGAAGGGGCTCGACTCGCAGCAGGCGGCGATCGAGAAGCAGATGTTGAAGATCGCCAAGAGCATGGACAAGGCGATCCGCAAGGCCCTCGGCATCAAGTCGCCCAGCACCGTCGCGGCCGTGCCAGGCGGGCACTTCACCGAGGGCATCGCCAAGGGCGCGGTGGACGCGCTGCCGGTCCTGGACCGTGCGATGGACACGGTCGCCGGGCGGATGGCGAGCATGCGCCCGGTCGTCGGGCGGCCCGCGATTGCGGCAGGCGGTGCCGGTGGCACGGTGCAGCACATCACCATCGAGATCAACGGGCAGGTCATCGACCGGCTCGGCACGGCCAAGGAGATCCACAAGCTGTTGCTGGAGCTGTCGCGGAACACCGGGCAGCCGATCAAGTGGGGGGTGCCTGCGTGACGCGCGTGACCGTGGAGGCGGCGTTCGGGGTGGGCCTGGCCGAGGCCGTCCTCACGGACGGAACGTGGACGGACATCACCCAGTACGCCGACGTGCAGAGCAACGGCATCTCGATCACCCGGGGTGCGGAGAGTGAACTCGCGCAGACGCAGGCGGGCACGTGCACCCTCCATCTCGACAACAGCGACGGCCGGTTCACCCCGGAGTTCTCGGGCAGCCCGTACTACCCGAACGTGACCGACGGGGTGCCGGTCCGGGTCAACGTCGCCACCGTCACCACGAACTACCTGCGCAACCCCTCGTTCGAGGGCGGGAGCCTGGACGCCTGGACGTGGTCGCTGGCCGAGGTCGCGACGGTGGCCACCCCCGTCCAGTCCGGCACGCGGGCTCTGCGCGTCGCATGGAACGCGGGGGCGTCCGGGGCGTATGCCGAGACGGTGGTGTACGGCCTGAGCATCGGGTCCCGGTACACGGCCAGCGCCTACGTGCGGGTGGCCTCCGGTGATGTCGCGGTCCGCCTGAGCATGGGCGGCACCACCTCGGCGGCCTCACCGACGGCCGGGGCGTATGCCCGGCTGAGCGTGACGTTCACGGCGACCGCCTCGGTGATGCCGCTGCGCGTGGTCCCTTCGACCAGCCCGGCGGCCGGGCACCTCGTCTACGTGGACGCCGTCCAGGTCGAGGACGGCGCCACGGCCACCACGTTCAGCGCGACCCCGGCCCAGCTGCACCCGCGGTTCTGGGGGCTGGTCACCCAGTGGCCGGTGCAGTGGGAGGGCCTGGCGGCCACCTCCACCGTGACGGCCATCGACCTGTTCTCGGTGCTCTCCCGGGCCGACCAGCACATGCGGCCGATGCTGGTCCAGGAGGCGCTGTCCCAGGGGCCGCAGGCGTACTGGGCGATGGACGAACCTGTCGGCTCCACGTCGGCCGGCAACGAGTCTGGGAGCGTGGGCCCGGAGGCCCTGGCCACGGTGCAGGCCGGGACCGGCGGCACTCTGGAGTTCTCGTCCGGGGCCGCGCCGCTCGGGATCGATGGCGCCCCGCTGTTCACCCCGGCATCGTCGAGCGCGGGGAAGTTCCTGCGCGGAGGAGTCGGGGCCGCCTTCCGCGACGGATCCGCTGCCGGGTTCCTGGTCGAGGCGTGGTTCGTCACCAGCACCCCGGGCCGCAACATCCTGGCCCTGTCGACCACGGGGAACACCAGCCACATCATCTTCTACCTGGCCGGCGGCACCGGGTACCTGTCGGTGGAGACCAGGCAGCCGGACGGTACGCAGGCCACCGTCGTGGCGGGATCCGTCAGCCTGGCCAACGGTGTTCCGCACCACATCATTTACGACTCCGCCGTCCAGGAGCTGTATGTGGACGGGGTCAGCATCGGGTCGTTCGGGGCGATCCTCCCCGTCGGTGACCTGTCGACACTGACCGTCGGCGCCAGCCAGGCGGGTGGCAACCTCTGGTCCGGGTCGGTCGGCAACGTGGGCCTGTATGCCACGCCCGGCATGGCCGGCAGTGCGCTGGCCAGCCACTACACGTGCGGCACCACAGGGTTTGCCGGGGAGCCCGCGGACCAGCGGGGGTACCGCCTCACCTCCTACGTGGGGATTCCCTTCGGTTCCGTGGGGGTGTTCACCACGGGGATCGCCCACCAGGCGGCGCTCGGCTCCACCGCCCTGGATCACCTGCGGGAGGTCGAGGGAACGGAGAGCGGGGTCCTGACTGCGGACCGGGCCGGGGCCTACCTCACGCTGCGGGGCCGCAGTACCCGGTACAACCCGCAGCCCGCGTTCAGCCTGGCCTACCCGGACCTGGAGACCGGCGACGTCACCCTGGCCTACGACACGCAGAAGGTCGCGAACACGATCACCGTGACGAGGCCGGGCGGGGCGACGACCCGGTACCTCCATGCCGCGTCCAGGGCGGCACGCGGCCCGATCGGCCGGCAGGTCGACACCCTCGCCGACAGCGACCTGGTCGCTGCCGACCTGGGGAACTGGCTGCTCCAGCGGTACGCCAGTCCCAGGCCGGAGCTGCGGGGCGTCACCGTGCAGGCGTACAGCATGGGGACCGCCATGTACCGCACGCTCATGGCGGCGGATGTCGGCACGGTCGCGACGGTGACGTCCCTGCCCGCCCAGGCCCCGACTCCGTCGATGACCGTGACGGTCGAGGGCTACACCGAAACGATCCGGCACAACGACCACCAGATCAGCTTCCACACGTCCGCGTCGCAGACCGCATCCGTATGGGTCCTGGACGACACCACGTACTCCGTGCTCGGGTCCTCGACCCGCCTCGCCTACTAGGAGCGCCCATGCCCCCTGTCATCAAGGTCGTCCGCGCGGAAACGTTCTATTTGCCACCGCCCACCGAGCCCATCGACCTGTGGGCCGATGTGCCTGCCGCCGAGCGGGTGTTCCGGTGGATCGAGTACCGGATGCAACGCCGCGTTCCCATGCCGGAGACGGACACCGGCGACACCTACTTCGCGCGGGTCAACCAGAACCGGTGGGTCGCGGACTGCTTCTGCGGGTCGGCGCAGGTCGTCAGCCCGACAGACCCCCGCTACGGATGCACCGAATGCGGGTGGGGATGGTGCGCCCTGACCTTCCCCGACGACGTAGCGGCAGTGGAAGCGGGGCTGCTCACGCAGCCGAGGCCGCACCTGCGGAACTGGTGGCATCCCGACGACCCCGCCAACCCGGACCAGCCCCCCGCCCCGGAGCCGGAGGAACCGCAGTGACCTTCGCCCCGCGAACGTGGGTGGTCGGCGAGGTGGTCTCTGCGACCACGATGAACCAGGAGATCCGCGACCAGTGGAACTCCGTGCTCGACGCCTGGACCGCGTACACCCCGACCTTCACGTCGTCCGGCACCGCACCGGTCCTGGGGAACGGGGTGCTGGGCGGCCGGTACATGAAGGTCGGCCGCACCGTTCACCTCTCCATCACCCTGACCTGGGGCTCAACCACCACCCCGGGGAGCGGCAACCTGTCGTTCAGCCTGCCGACCCCGGCCGCCGCATCTCTGCCCGGGGTCCTGTCCGCGACCTGTACGACCACCGGAAGCGTGAACTTCCTGGTCGGGGCGGCACCCCTCGGGAACGGCACCTCGTCTACCGGCACGATCTGGCTCGCCAACCCGGGGACGATCGGGGACTGGAACGCGTGGGCGGCCGGCGGGCCGACGCTCGCGGCCGGGGACATCGTCCGTGTGTACGGCACCTACCAGTCCGCGACCTGACCCGCCCCGAACCCACCGCCCCGCGCCGCCCGGCCCGGGGCTCCGTCATGTCTGGAGGACCGTATGGCCTGGTATCCGAGGGCCACGAAGTACGAGCTGCAACCCGAGTCGGACAGCCAGCCCGCGATCCGGCCGACGCAGTTCATCGTCCACTCGATCATCGCCCCGTGGACCGCGAAGCGCGTCTACGAGTACTGGCGGGACAGCACCAACCTGGAGTCCCACTTCGGTCTCGGCTACGAGGGCGACCTGGGCCAGTTCATCGGGACGGAGACCCGGGCCGACGCGAACGCCGGGGCGAACCGGCGGGCCGACGGCACGGGTGCGGTGAGCATCGAGACCGCCTCGAACTTGCAGGGCTCGGACCCGTGGACGGACGCGCAGGTGGAAGAGCTGATCCGGCTCGGGGTGTGGCTGCACCAGCACCACGGCATCCCGCTGCGGATCTGCCGCACGCACACCGACCCGGGGATGGGCTGGCACAGCCTGCACCCGCAGTGGTCGACGTCGGGCACCGCCTGCCCGGGCAAGGCGGCCGACTACAGCCCCGACCCGAAGAGCCCGCAGCACTACTGGACCGGGCGCAGCGTCTTCAACGACCTCGTCACCCGCGTCCGCCGCATCGACGCCGCCCTCACGAAGAAGGAGTCCTGACCATGAGGATCAGCAGCTTCGCGAAGTCCCTCGTCGCGGGTGTCGCGGCCGGGGCGACCGCCGCCGTGACCGCCGTACAGGACCAGGTCCTCACGACCGGGGAGGGCGTGACGATCGCCCTGGCCGTGCTCGGAGCGTGGGGCGTCGTCTACGCCGTACCCAACCGGCCGGCCGACCGGGCCACCCCGGGCCGAGGGCTCTGATGGCGCGGGCCGCGTCTGCCCTGTGGGCGCACCTGGGCTGGCGCGGCCTCGCCCTCGCTGGCCCCGGCGCCGGGTGGCTCGTCGTCGGGCTCGGCCTGATCCTCACCGACCGCCCTGCCGTCCGGCAGGGCGCCGGGCCGCTCATCGACCTGATGTGCATCGAGGCGTGGGGCGGGGTGTGGATCGGGTGCGGCGTCCTCGGGCTGGCCGCTGGGGTGATGCGCCCCGGCCGGGACATGTGGGGGTTCGCCGCAGTGTCGCTGCCACCGTCGGTGTGGGCCTTGTCCTACGCGGTGGCGGCGGTCGTCGGCCGGTACTCCCCGGGCTGGGCCACGGTCCCGGTGTACTCGGTGGTTCTGCTGCTGTTGGTCATCATCGCTGCGCTGACGGGGGGTCGCAGGCGTATCTGTACGTGTGGGAGAGGGGACCACGGTGGGCGGTGACGAGACGGTGCTCGGTGTGGTGATCGCGGTGGTGGGCGGGATCTGCTCGGTGCTGGTCGCGAGGATCAGCACGCCGCGCGAGCGCCCGGCTGTTGACCGGCCTCCGGGGGATGACGATGACGACGGCCGGCCGGGTGAGTTGAAGGTCAGCCCGGAGATCTGGCGCCGGTTCGAGGTGCTGGAGCAGAAGGTCGACCACCTGACCGCGGTGGTGGAGACGAAGAAGATCGAGGTGACCACTCTGGAGCGCCTGTTGCGGCAGGCGATGCGGATCATCCGCCGCGCGAACCGGCGGCTCGTCGCCGCGCACGAGACTCCCGAGGAGATCCCCCGCGAGCTGGTTCCCTACAGCATCGAGTGACCCGGCCCCCATCGCCTTCGCGGCGGTGGGGGCCTTTCGTCGTGCCTGGGGTCAGCCAGAGCCGCCCGGAGTACCGTGGACCCACACCTTCTGGCGGGGGTCCACATGAACGTGACCATCGGCGACCGCATCCGGGCGCTCAGGGAATTCCGTGACATCACCCAGGACGAACTGGCCCGACGCTCCGGGGTGTCAGTCGACACCATCCGAAAGCTGGAGCAGGGCGTGCGCGAGTCCGCACGGATCAACACCCTACGCAACCTGGCCCGCGCGCTCGACGTCCAGCTCGAACGCCTCGTAGGACAGCCCACCGTGACCCAGCAACTCACTGACGACGGTGGCCTCCTGGCCCTGCGCGACGCGATCCAGGACCCGGGGTCCCTCCCCGGCGTCCTAGGTGACGGCAACCTGGAGGACCCGCCCGGCCCGGACGAGTGGGCCCAGCAGGTCCAGGCCGCCACGGCGGCGTACTGGGCAGGCGGATACTCCGCGCTCGCTTCCACACTGCCCGCCCTCCTTCGCGACGGCAGGGCGACGGCCCGCGAGCACAACACCGAGGGCGTATGGACCCACTTGGCCCTCGCCTACCAGCTTGCGGCCTCCCTCTCGACACAGTCCGGGCACCCTGACTGGGCGTACACCGCCGTCGAGAAGCAACTGGCCGCCGCCGCACGGGCCTCCGACCCGCTGCTGGAGGGCATGGGGGTGTCCACCCTGTCGTGGGTGCTGCTGCGCCAGGGCCGTTGGGAGCAGGCCCGGGACGTGGCCGAGCGGAAGGCGGACCAGTTGGAGCCGCCGCGCCGGCGGGCGACGGCCGACCAGCTCGCCGTGTACGGCAATCTCCTCATCGCGGCCGCGACGCCGGCGGCACGCGCCGACCAGCACGACGAGGCGATGCAGTTGCTGAGGCTGGCCGAGTCCGCGGCGGTGCAGTCCGGTCCCGTGAAGACCTACGGGACCGCGTTCAGCGTGACCGACGTCCGTACCCAGCAGGTGAACATCGCGTTGGCCGGGGCTGAGGGACGCCCGGATGTGGCGTTGACCGCGTCGGCCGGGGTGGACCTCGCGAGCATCAGCCGCCCGGTGCACTCGGCGTCGTACCGGGTGGACGTCGCGCAGGCCCGGTACCAGACCGGTGACAACGCTGGCGCGTTGGAGCTCCTGCTGGAGGTGGAGGCCCACCAGCCCGAGTGGGTCAAGTTCCAGGCGGGTGCGGCGGCTACGGTCCGGGAGATGCTGGAGGCCGAGCGGCGGCGGAACTCCACGCTGCGCGGTCTGGCGTCGCGGCTCGGCGTGGACCCGGCGCTGTGACGTAGGGCGCTACGTCCTACCTCGGCGAGCGCCGGGTTCGTAGAGTGGTGGGGTTCGCCCCTGGGGTGTGATCGTGTGGGCACTTAGCGTGATCCTCACGACAGCGGCGCCGGTCTCCCCGCCAGGAACCGGCCGGCGCCGCCCCACCCCCAGGGGGCGAGCATGAGCGCCGAGACAGCGCGTATGACGCTGAAGGTGTACGAGGTCAACCGTGACGGGATCACGCGCGTACTGCGGGAAGAAGCCGCGGTGACGCCGCTGGAGCGGCCCGAGGACAGCCACCGGTTCCCGCCGTGCGCCTGCCCCCTGTGTGTGAAGCCGCCGCGGTGACCCGGTGCTACGCCGACGGTGAGGTGCACGACTTCCCCGTCGAGGACGACACCGGCGCCCACTGCCCCGAGCACGGGGTGACGCTGCTCTGGCGCGCCGCCCCGCCCACAGACTCCCGCCCGGCCGCGCACTCCCTGGAAGGACTGCGGCCGGGCGGGCGATCCCCCAACAGCGACAGGAGATCACCATGAGCGTAGGCCAGTTACCCGTCATCGCCCGAGGGCTCATCACCGACGAGCGGTTCACCAGCTGCCGCAGCACCGTCATGGACGCCAACCCCGACATGTCCCAGGAGATGGCCGGGCGGATCGTCGAGGAGGGGCTGAAGTTCGTGGCCGCCTGCTCCCGCAACCCGGGCGTCGGCCTGGCCCCGTCCAGGATCGTGGACGAGGGGTGGCACGCCCTGCTCCTGCACACCTTGATGTACGCGGAGCTGTGCGAGCAGCTGGGCGGGTCCTTCGTCCACCACTTCCCCGGGTACGACCCGACGAACTACGACCCGGAGATCCTGGACCGCACCCGCCAGGCCATCGCCGGCCTCGGATACGTCGCGGACGTGGAGCTGTGGGGCGAGCCGTCCGACGAGACGCTCGCCTCGGTGGCGGCGAAGTGCCAGCACGCCCCGGACTGCACCATCGTGATCATCCCGAAGCCGAAGCCGAAGGGCTAGCCTGCTGGGCAGGAGGTGCCTCATGGCGAAGGAATGGACTGACCCGCGGTATGCGGAGTTAGTGGCCGCGTGGCGGGCCGGGCAGGCGCCGGACTCGCGTGACCCGGAGGAGCCGAGGCCGGTGCGGGGGTTCGTGATCCCCGCCGAGCCCGAGGCATAGCCCGCCCAGCACGACCACGGCCCCCGTCTCACGTGAGACGGGGGCCGCCCTGTCATCGATCCACGACATCTCCGCCGAGTTGCTCACGCGCAAGCTCGATCAGCTTCTTCTGCTGCTGAATGAAGTCGCCCATGCGGTCCGGGTCTTCATCTCCCAGGAGACTCGCGACCGTGGCTACCTGATCCGTCGGATCACGCCGGGACCAGAGCGTCTCCACCTGGTTTGCAGCACGGATAGCTCGAAGCCAGAGAAGTTCCGCTTCCTGGGCCAGCGGCGGGGGGCCAGCCAAGGCCAACTCAACGTAGCCGTGGTACATCTCCTCCGAGGCGTTGAGCGCTTCGGTGATGGCGTCATTCCAGGTTTCGTCTGCGGCAGACACCTTGACCTCGGTGGCCGCACTGAGAGCGAGGGCTGCCGAGCGGCTCTGGGCTATGAAGGCCGTGTAGGCGGTGTGTCGCGTTTCGATACGTCGAGCCCTGCGGCCTTCCAGACGGTCGCGCTCCTTGTCCGCTGCGTCCTGCCGCCCCTTCATCAGGCCGAGCACGCCCGTCAAGCCTGATCCTGCGAGGACGCCCGCTGCGGCGATGACACTGGTCCATAGGGGTGACAT